CATAATGTCCTATAGATGTTTCAGTATGGTTATTTATTCCGTTGGGTGATAGTTATTATCTTGCTGGCGTCTGTCCCAAAAGATATTCTTCATATGTCCTATAATCTGGAAATAATCTACGGTTTGCTTCAAATTCTTCTCTAGTTGCTATTGATGCTCCAGATGTTGCTTCAGATATAGATTTGGACTGAACAACATATCTAGAATAAGTAAATGATACGGTGCATTTTAAAAGTTCAGAACCACTATATGAAACTGGCATTGAATTGATACTAATAGGGAAAGCATTTATGAATTGATACTGTAAAGATGTTCCAGAGTAGTCTTTTTCAAATTTTACTATGTAAAGATTATCCGTTTTATAATCAGATGGAAATTTAGCACGATAGTTATAAGTTGGTGTTTTTTGATTTTCTATATCTTCTTCGCCAGCAATGAAGGACATCCAATTTTCAAAATAGTTTATAACTTTATATTCCTTATCAACATAAAAGGAGAAATCAGCACGGTCATCATATTGTCTTCTGTATGCGTGTCTTTCAGTTACTCCAGTGTAATCATTATTAATTTCATGAGTTGCTAGTGTTGATCCAGGCAATGTTGCATCACAACAAGATAATTGAAATAAATTTTGATTATTACCACTTAAATATTCTGTACCTCTAGCTTTCATAAAGTCAGCAAATGCTTTACTAGGAGGATTAGAAGGTGGTAGAAATTCACATAAAAAATGTGAAGTCTGTGCAGGAGCTAATATACTTGCCTTTAAATCTGCTAAAACTTTTTTTGTAGGACTTGGTGCTGCCATGCAACCTATAAATACTTTTACCGGTATATTATGTAGACAGGATAAATGGGAGAAAGTATAAAAAGCAAATACAAACCTTCTTATCCAAAAAAATATAAAGGAGATCCTAACAATATTATTTGTAGAAGTAGTTGGGAAAGAAAGTTTTGTAAGTGGTGTGACTTAAACGAAAGTATTGTTGCATGGGGTTCAGAAGAGTTCTGTATTCCATACATTTCTCCAGTTGATAATCGCATTCATAGATACTTTCCTGACTTTATTATAAAGGTAAAAGAGAGCACTGGCAAGATTAAAACTTATATTGTAGAAGTCAAACCTGAAAGACAAACAGTTCCTCCAAAGAAAAAAACAAGAGTGACTAAATCCTACATTTATGAGTGTCAAACTTATGCTGTCAATCAAGCTAAGTGGAAAGCAGCAAAAGAATTCTGCGACGATAGAATGATTGAATTTAAAATCGTAACAGAAAAAGAATTAGGTATCAAGTAATGCCAAGAAAGACACTAAAGCAAAGAAGAGAAAGAGAAGGATTTGATGAGTTTCAGTTTGTAGAAAAGGTAGGTTCTAATCGGATTGCTCCATACAAAGAACAAATTAGAGCAATAAGTAATCCTGAAGACAGAATGCTTATGATTACAGAACTACTTACTGATATTCAAATGATACCTGATGTGGGAGATTATTATACCTTTATATACAATGCAAAGACAAAGGGGTTTGAATATGATCAACATCCACTAATTGCATGTGTTGATATACAGAGGTGGGGATTTCGTGGACTCAACTATCACTGGGGTAAGTTTAGAAATTATACTTGGGAAGAAATACCAGGACAGTTGCATTCTGTTAGAGCTAGTGAACTAAATGACTTGCGTGACATTGGTTATGCATACTTCAGAACTGTCCTATAAATAAATAAAAAACGCTATAATGTCTCATACTCTACAAAAAATTGAGATGAATAATCCCTTAGAAGCAGGGAGGGATTTCTGATGGCAACAAAATGGCTTTATGGTATTCCATATAGTGTAACATTGCCTGATGGGAAGGCTGGTGAGAAGAATTATTACAGAACCGTAACTAGTTATGAGGTTGATAGTAATGGAGCAGTTGTTCCTGGAAGTTCAAACACCAGATTATATACTGCTTCAACACCAAATCCAACAAACAAAGCTGGCGACTCGTGGAAAGATGGAACTATAAATGATGCCACAAATTTAAATACAGGAGGATGGGTACTATCTGCTGTTACAGACGACGGAGGAGCTTCATGGACTCCTAAACAATATACTCAAACCCTAATAGATGATAAAAGTTTGTCAGGAGTAAATGCAGGAGATCAAATTCTTACTCCTGGCGAATTCCAATCATTAACGACTTCTGGGGGAGAGATTTATGGTAAAACTCAAGATGCAATAATTAATGCTACATCAGCTTCACAGAAGAAAGGAGAAACACCACTAAACGCGGCAAATGAAACCTCTGTAAAGCAAAAAAATGCAACAGCAGCAAAAGTAGCACAAACAACACCAAACGTTGACGCAGGGCCTCCTATAGATATTAGTGTAGCTACTGCAAAAGTAAGAAAAAAATATGGACATTATTATTATCCAGAAACCCTAAAAGGAGAATCAGATAATAAATTCAAACAAGATAGAATTATTTTTACAATGAAAACTTCTGAGGGAAGTATCATAGATCCAAATTTTTTAGGGAAACAAACAATTAAAAGAAAACCTGGAGGAACTATTGAAGGTTCAGTAACACTACCAATTCAACCATCAATCACCGATAGCAATTCGGTTGATTGGCAAGGAAGCAGTCTCAACGCTCTTTCAGCTACTGCCGTAGGCAAGTCACTACAATTCATGAACACGTCAACAGAAGATTTAGGTAAAGCAGTAGGAGATCTTCTTGGTCAAGCTGCAAGTGAATTTAGGAATAGTGACTCATATAGCGAAGCACTAAAATTGTACTTGGCACAAGAAGCAGTTGGTGTTCAAGGACTTTTATCAAGAGCAAGTGGAGCAATTTTAAATCCAAATATGGAGTTGCTTTTTAATGCTCCTTCTCTGCGTCCATTTACATTTACATTCCGCCTTTCTCCAAGAAGTATATCAGAAGCAACACAAGTAAAAAATATTATTCGTTTCTTCAAACAAGGAATGTCAGTTAAGACAACCGAAACCACAGTATTCTTAAAAGCACCTAACGTATTTAACATTAGGTATGTAAGTTATGACTCAAATGGAAAAGAAATTAAGGATCATCCATCATTAAATAGAATTAAAACTTGTGCATTAACTGGATGTGATGTGAACTATACTCCAGATGGAACTTACATGACTTTCAATGATGCAGAAAGAACAATGACATCATATGAAATGTCATTGAGATTCACCGAACTCGATCCTGTTTATGATAGCGATTATTCCGATGAAAAGGGGAATACAGTTTCTGATACTGATAGCATATCAGGATTTAATCCAGATTCATCTGCAATAGGTATAAACGAAATAGGATTCTAAAATGCCAAGTTACTTCCGATACGTTCCAGAATTTGATTACGTCAGTAGAACTTCTGATAAGAATATATCAGAATACATTACTGTCAAGAATCTTTTTAAGAGAGGTAAACTCAGAGAAGATATCTTTGGCAACTTAACCTACTTCACCAAGTATCAAATTGTTGGTGACGATCGTCCAGACAATGTTGCCTATGAAGTTTATGGCGACGAAACATTAGATTGGTTAGTTCTCCTTTCAAACAATATTCTGAATGTTCAAACTGAGTGGCCTCTCACTCAACAAGCATTTGATAACTTCCTTACGAATAAGTATGGTACATATGAAAATTTCTTTGGAACACATCACTATGAAACTATTCAAGTTCAAGACAGTGGTGGAACAACTATAGTTCCTGCTGGTATCACTGTCCCATCAAATTACAGTGTTGAATATTATGATAATATTTTAAACCAATATCAAACAGCAACTAATATCACAACTGCAATTACTAACTATGATTATGAATCTAAAATTGAAAATGATAAGAGAAATATTTTCCTACTCAAGAATGATTATATCAGTATTGTATTGAATGATATGGAAGAGATTATGAAATATAAACAGGGTTCCACCCAATATAGAAGTGGAACCCTGAAGAAAGGAGAGAATATTAGATTATATCAATAATCACTCTTCAGCAAGACGCCGGAAGTAGGACAGTGCATCATCTTCATCCTCATCACCAGAACTAGAAGAACCAAGAGAGCTGAGTTGAGCACTCAGTTCTTCAGGCAGTTCAGACTTCTGTGAGCGGGAAGAGAAGTCAGGAGAATAAGAACCACGATCGTTGTCCTCATCATCAACCTCAGCATCAAGACGAGGACGTGCTGCAGACTTCTTACCCAGAACCATGTTCAGACGGTTCTCAAGTTGCTCATAAGTCTTGAACTGATCTTGTGCAGTCAGAGCAGTCAGAGAATACTGCTTCTTCCAGATTGCTTCCAGAGCATCATCATCCTCCAGCAGAGGAGCAACACGATCGAACTCTGACTTATCATAGTTCCAGTAACCATCCTTCTTGACAATCTTCAGTTTGAAGTTAGCACCTTGCCAGAAGTCAAAAGGATTGATAGGAGTCTCATCCTCAAACTCTGGTTGCATGGCTTCCATAATCTTGTCAAAGATTTTCTTGCCGAACTTGTAGAGGAAAACCCTACCCTCATTCTGAGGATTAGCAGCATCCTTCACAACATAGATGTTGGCATAGTAAGACAGTTTGCGCTTCTGCTTACGAACAGTTTCTTTATCAGCATCAATACCACTGTTCCAGAGTTCACGATTGTACTCAGACACAGGATCTTTCTGTCCAATCGTAGTCAGAGAGTTCTCAATGTACCAACCACCATTACCTTGGAAGGCATGAGAATAAATCTTTGCCCAAGGAAGTTCTTCATTATCAGGTGCAGGGAGGAAACGGATAACTGCAAAACCGTTACCAGTCTTATCCATTTCGGGTTTCCAGAGGCGCTCATCACCGCCACCAGAAGTAGTATTCATCTTCTCAACTTCCTTCACCAGTTTGGAAGTCAGAGAACCAAGAGAAGATTGCTTTTTAAGATTTGCGAAAGACATTTGGATTACCTTTGATTTGTTTGGATTTGGCCTTTGTGTACTCCGATATTCTACAAGTCGGAACCTGTCTTGTCAATCTGTTCCTTCATGACTTCAAGCATCTTTGACATGTTGTTAAAGATAACAGTCATATCAACATTAGCAGGAAGTCCCATCATGGAAGCAGAGTCAACGATTCGTTCTTTCATTTGAATTGCTTCAGGATCATCAGATAAACTCAGACGAGTATAGAGAACTTTTTGTTTATCAAGAAGTCTCTCTAACATATCAACATGCTCAAGTTTTTCTTCTCTTGACATTGAAGGAAACTTAAAGACATTTTTATAAATGTCTTCTTGTAACTCACTGATTTCAGCCATCTCTGCGCGGACGACTTCTGAATCGAAGAAACTCATTTAACTCCTAGAACAATCTCTTTAAGAACTTTTTTGTAGCGGAATACATCTATATGTAGGAAGGGAGAATATTTTTTCATTCTCATGCTTACGGTTTGCCACACCGGATCCTGAAGTTTCTTATCGAATTCATTTCTGAATCCAAGAATATTATCAAGAATCACCATTGTCTCAATTGAAATATTATTTCTTAGATACTCTTTAAGAATTTGTGGATGTCTAGAACCATCCATGGAGAACATTGAATCAAAATTATTGTCAGCAAAAATGCTTTCTATTTCTTCTTTGAAGACATATGAAAGAGATTGATTTCTTTTCTTCCAT